AGGACATTTGTATAATAATCTAAATGCTTATGAAGTGACAGGTGGTATTACAAATAGAACTCAATCTACAGCAGAAGTAAGATCTACTCTTCGTGATAATGGCACATTGAATAATGCAGATTATACTGCTGCACAAGTTGGTGCAGGTAAACTAAATCCAACATATTCTTCTCCAAATCCAGGACGCATTGGTCGAGTAATTAGCGGCACTCCTTCTCCTACAGTTCCAGATAAAACACCAGGTGACGTATGACAAGTGTAACAAAATTTAATCGAAGAGAATTTGTACCAAAGAATAATAGAAAACGTATTCTTCCGGATCCTCAATATAATCCTTTAAATGCGGCTCAAATTAATTCTTTTACAAAATTAGCAAAAGGTGTTAGACTTGCAAAGTTTTTAGGAGGCTTAGGTCAAGCTGCTACATTAAATCATATACAAGATCCAAGCGAAAGACTTCAAATTGCGCTGAACTTATATCCACAGGCAGTAGCTATGGCGTCTATTATTAATGATCGTGGAGCATTTGCAAATCATAGATTGATTGTATTAGAGGGGTTATATGTAAAAGGTCCACAAGAAACTTTACAATCCGGAAGTTTAAATGATTTAGCTACAAAAGGCAGATGTGTAGTTTACCAATTAGTAGATTTATATGGTAAAATCGATTTTGATAAGATGTTTGAACTCGCGGTTTATTGGAAAGATTTTGCATTATTTGATAAGCTTATTTTAGATTACGATAGATTTGATCCTACCGGAAAACTACAGTGTCAAATTATTTTAACTATGCCAGAAATGAGTCAGACATTTGAAACATCATTCGATAAACAAATAGAAACAAGATATAACGGTAATCTACAGAGTGCTGGTGAATTAGTAGAAATACTCGGATAAAGTTATAAATAGATGAAAAGATAAGAGAGTTTTATGGCAACGAATCGAGCTTTTTCAGTTGAAGACGGTACATTAAATACTCGTTCTCTAGTCACGTCTAGAGATCGTGTATATCGTGATATCGATTTGACTTTTACAAAAAGACCTGATGGTGATGTATACCGAAAAACTGATGCTGCAGCCGTAAAACAAGCTGTAAGAAATTTAATTACTACTGGATATGCTGAGAAACCCTTTCAGCCTGATTTTACTGGAGGTTTAGGAAATATACTTTTTGAAAATATGACTGGACTTACAGAGCTTGAAATGGAAATTCAAATTAAAAATGCAGTCACAAACTTCGAACCAAGAGCTATTATTCAAGAAGTAAAGGCCGCGCCAAATCCAGATAGAAATAATATATTTGTACGAGTAATATTTAGAATTGCAAGTACATCAGAAATAGTGGCCGTAGAAACAACATTATCGAGGTTAAGATAATATGTCAAATGTAAATGTAGAATCAACTCAACTCGATTTTGAGCAAATTAAAGATGCACTTAAACTTCATTTTGCGGCTTCTTCTGAATTTTCTGATTATAATTTTGAAGCCTCTGGACTTTCAAATATTTTAGACGTATTAGCTTATAATACACATTATAATGCTTTAACAGCTAACTTTGCTTTGAACGAAGCATTTCTCAATACGGCTCAGTTAAGATCTTCGGTTGTATCTCATGCAGTTTCATTAGGTTATTCTCCAAGATCTCGTACGGCTTCAAGAGGTATTGTACAATTAAGCTTAGATCTATCTTCTGTTTCTGGTAGACCTGCAACAATTACTCTACCGGCATTCACAAGTTTTACTTCACCAATCGGTAATGTAAGCTATACATTTAATACAATTGAAGCTTATACAGCTACTGACAATGGTACGGGTTTATATCAATTTTTAAATGGAGATGGCGGTACTGATATTACGATTTATGAAGGTACGGCTGTTACAAAGAACTTTTATGTTGGAGAAGTTGGAGAAAGACAGTTATATGTAATTCCTGATGATACGATGGATACTGCTACGGCTTCTGTAAGATCATTTCTTTCTGTCAATTCAACACAATTTGTCTCATATACTCCGATTGATAAAGCGATTCAAGTCACAAGCGATTCTCGCTATTATCAAATATCAGAAGCACCAAATGGTTATTATGAATTAAACTTTGGTGATGGTATTTCATTTGGTGCAGCTCCGAAAGCCGGAGAAAAAATTACTGTACAATATCTTTCTACATTAGGAGAAGAAGCGAATGGTGCTTCATCATTTACTCCTACTTCAGAAGTAGCCGTACAAATTACTTTGGATGGTCCTACATCGAATCACGTTTTGAATACAGTAACAGTAGCAAGTTCGAATTCAGGAGCAGCAAGACAAACCATCGAATCTATTCGTCAAAATGCTCCGATTTCATTTGCTGCACAACAAAGACTTGTAACTGCAGAAGATTATAAAGCGGTAATTGGACGAAACTATCCGGCTGTTACTGATGTTACTGCATGGGGTGGAGAAGATAACGATCCTCCTGATTATGGTAAAGTTTATCTGAGTTTAGTATTCCAAAACGGAATGACTGAAGATCAAAAAACAGCGGTCAAAAATAGTATTGTACAAGATATTACTAATTTCTTGTCTATTATTAGTATTGATACAGAATTTTCTGATCCTACAACTACATTCTTAGAATTGATTACTACATTTAACTTTGATCCAAGTTTAACCGGTGTTACCATTAAAGCCACACAATCAAATGTATTTGGCGAAATTCAATCGTATGTAAACGATAATCTAAAACAATTCGGTGGCGTATTTAGAAGATCGGAGCTACTAGCAAGAATTGATAATGTATCTGATGCTATTCTAAACTCACGTGTTGATGTAAGAATGCAACAAAGATTTGAGCCAAGAGTTAATTTCAAAGAATCATATAATCTATTTTTCCCGGTTGAAATAGCTCAGCCAAATCAAAGTTCGAATACCATTACGTCATCTACGTTTAGATTTAATAATAATGTTTGTAGTATTAAGAATCTTTTAAATACCACAAAATTACAAATCGTAAACTCAGACGGTGAAGTAGAAGTAGATAATATTGGACAATATGATGCAGAAAAAGGTAAAGTAGAAATTACTGGATTCCAACCATCAGCTATTACAGCGGGTGTTAATTATATTAAAATTAGTGCTACACCGGCCAATCAATCTACTATTCGACCTTTGCGTAGTTATATTCTCGATGTCGACGCTGATATATCATTTGCTTCTGGTAACGTTGATAGACAACAAACATCCGTAACATTGACTGCTACATAAAATGCATTTAAATACCGAACGACTAAGAACAGATCCAAATCTTAGAAAGTACTCAGTTAAGTCTATCTTACCTGAGCACTTTACTGAAACTTATCCTAACTTAGTTGCTTTTCTTGAAGGTTACTATGAATATTTAGACGAGAATGAAATTGTCAATCTCATTCCAGATCTTTATGCCATATATGATATTGAACGCGCAGAAGCTCAGCAGTTAGATCAAATCTTTGAAACAATCGCTATAGGTGCTTCACGTGAATATTTTGAAGATCCTCGTGAAGTTCTTCGTAACTTTGCAAATTTCTATAGAGTAAAAGGTACAGCTTATTCTGCAGAAGGATTTTTTAGAGCATTCTTTGGAGAAAATATTCAGATTGAGCATCCTAAAAATAATATCTTTATTGTGGGTGAATCTCAAATCGGAATTGAATCTTTAAGATTTATTCAAAATGGTGCATTGTATCAAATTTTTTCTGTGCTTATAAAATCTTCTATACCTATTGCACAATGGAGAACTTTATATAAAAGATTCGTTCATCCTGCTGGTTTTTTCTTAGGCGGTAATGTTGTTCTTGATCTCGTTTCAACGAACTCACAGCTTGGAGAAATGCCATTAAATATTGCAGAGCCTCCTCCCCCTGTTACTGTTGAAGGAGTTTCTACTAACTTCGCAGGCGGCGGTTTGATGGAAGCAATTGGTATTCTTCCAGATGAAGGCGATTCTGGTTATGGCTCAGAACGTATCGATCTCGATCAAACAATCGATAGATTCTCTGCAATGCCACTATCTTCGTTTATTGCTAATTATGGTAATATTCAAGGATCACTACATATTAATTCACCAACGTTCGACGATTCACAAGATCCATATGGTATCGTTATGAGTAACGCCACAGAAACTATGGATCAAAACATATTCTTTAGAGATTCATCTAGCCCATACTATGTTGCACGAGGCTTTGTTGATTCTGACTATTTCATAGTCGATTGGGGCCCAATCGATTCTAATCTACTTTAAGAGGTAAAAATGGCAATCACATTAAGAACTACTAAAGGTACGGCATTGACCCACGCTGAACTCGATGCCAACTTTACCACACTACAATCAGACATAAGCGCATTATCTATTCTCGATTCTTCGGATGTTACGGCAATTGCTCAAGCATTAGATAGCGCGCAAAGTATTACAACAAATCTAAATCAATTAGCAGGCGATTCTGATGTTGATTTTGGTACACATAAATTGCTTTATTCAAACAACTATGCAACCACGGGTGACTTACCTGATGCGACTACATATCATGGTATGTTTGCTCATGTTCATGCCGAAGGTCGTGGGTATTTTGCACATGGTGGAGTTTGGCTAGGACTAGCAAATGAAAGCGAAATTGCTTCAGGTATTGATTCAGCCGCAACAGTAGCTTTAATCGATAGTGCTTATATTAATTTCAGAGTTGATGAGCCTGCTGCAGATAGTATTGGCGGACTTACAAATGTGAATATGTCAGGCGTTGCTGACGGGAAAATACTAAAATGGGATGCTGGTACATCTAAATTTATTATTGGTACTGATCTTACTTCATCAGGATCTGGAGGTATTGCTCTTAGCGATTTAAGTGTTTCTGTTGCAGCAGCAGGTTCTGCTAATTTAAGTTATAATGACGGCACTGGTATTTTTACATATACTCCACCAGATTTATCTAGCTATCTAACTGCCGAAACAAACGATTTATCTTCGGCTGTTACTTGGGCAAATATTCCAGATGCGAATGTTCCTGAAACTGCTGTTACTCAGCACCAAGCGGCATTAAGTATTACTGAATCACAAATCAGTGATTTACAAACTTATCTTACTACGGCTTCAGCCTCAAGTAATTACGCCGCGTTATCTGGAGCCGTATTCTCTGGTGCTGTAGATTTAAATGGTAATGAATTAATATTAGATATTGATGGTGATACTTCTTTCAGAGCGAGTACTGATGATAAAATTGATATTAAAGTATTAGGCAGTACTGTAGGATATTTTGATTCTACCGGTATTGTTGTAGATGCTATTAGCACAACTACTGCAGGAACTCCAACCGTTACTTCTGCCTCAAATATTAATTTGAGTGTTGGTGGTTCTGTGAC